AAGCAACGAAGTTACCTGAATCAGTCAAGCCAGACAATGCTGGGGCTGTACCGTTACCATTCAACAATTGAGCATCGATCTTTTGCGCTAAACCATCACGTAAACGGCTTTCAATGTACGCAGTAACCGCAGGCGCATCAGCCAACAATTGATTGCTAATCTTTATCCAGTGCGCAACCGTTGTAATTGGCACATTGTACTGTTCAAACGTGATGTCTGATTCTGCTTTTGCTGCACCTTGCGCAACCTCCGCAGCATCATTAGTCCATGCCAATTCACGCAATGAATTAACCATGTTACCGCTGACCGTCATATTCGTGAGAACTTGGCGGATAGTCAAAGGCAAGAAGTTGCCCGTAATAATGCCCGGTTTTTGATCTGGGAAAACGGTAGTATCGCCAGAAGTTACTGTATTTTTAACTTCAAGACGCGCACGTTGCGAGTTACCCAAAACCAATGACTTAAACTGATCAGATGCAACGAACTCTTCCGCAGCACTTTTCACTTCCGCAGGCTTTTGACCGATAGTCTGCTTTTGAGCTAACTCAGTCATTTGCGTAGACAAAGACTTGAACTGATCTGCCAACTCTTTTACTTCATTGCGAGTTTCAGAATCAACTTTAGACTTTTCGCCCAATTGACCTTCAAATTTTGCGATAGCAGATTCAAGCTTGATTTCAGTTTGCTTCAAACCTGCTTCGACGATGTCTTTTAATTCCATGATAATTTCCTTTTAGGAGAGTTTAACGAGTGTATTTCTGGAATAGCTCTGCAATTTCTCGCTTCGCCTTTTCTTCTGTCGCAAGCTCCCCTTGCAACAAGGACTTCATACGTGCTACCAGTGTGCACGCTGCGTCCCTGCTGAACTGCCCTGAATCCCTCAGTGCAATTTCAATTTCTCGGATTGTTGATGCTTCTTCTATTGCTGATTTAATTGAGCTGATCTTTGCCCCTAAATCCGCAGGTTCCTCAACGATACTAATTTCAACTAATTTAATTTCTTGCAGCAACCGAGTACCATCCGAGTTTTCAATTGCTCGAACAGGCACATAGCCGATTGACATGCCATCAATCGCGCCATGCTTCAAAGACGCATAAACATCGGACGCTTTAGAATGACCTGGCGTTAATTCGCCCTCTACAAATAGCCCTTTGCTATCTGCGAACATGGTTAGCCACTTTCCTATGATGTCCCCATAGTGATTCCATCTCATTCTTACAGGACGCTGACGATTCGCCAAAGTCGCATCGTAAGCCTTTGCGTCAATCGTATCGCCGTATGAATCAACACCGCCAAAAATTGACGCATAACCAGAAAAACGCATTTCCTCGCCAGCGAATTTCAGTTCTAATGACTCTAAACCAAGTGTCTTAATTTGCATTTTGTTCCCCCGCTGCTATTGGCTGCGAAGCCATTGGGACAAGTCCTAACTTGTCGATAGGCATCATTGCGCCTTGAATAAATAACTGATCACCACCATCAACAGGCGGCAAATTCTCTTTCGCTCGCGCTTCGTTAGGCTTCATAATCGCTGAATTAATCGCAGTCCGATATGAATCAAATCGACTCTTCATATCTGATCTTGTCAATGCGTCAAAGTCAAACTCAATTTCTACTCGATCACGTTCATTAACCGATAGAAACCGAACCGCCATACTTAGCTCGACCTTTTCAATAATCGGGCGTAATGTCAACTTGTAGAAACCTGCAACGATAGAATCAATTCCCGTTCCCCATGTTGAAGTCCCATTGTTATCGTTGACCATGACCGAAGGCACGCCGTACCATCGACAAATCTCACTGATCTGGTATTTACGTGAGGAAAGCAACTCAATATCCTGAGGCGATAGTGAAATAGCATCAAATTTCATGCCGCCTTCTAATACCATCAGGCGATCATCCGTAGAAGTCGTCAAAGTATTAAAACTTGTGCGCACTTGCTCGCGCTGTGTAGGAGTAAGAAACTTATCAATAGTGATTACACCAGAAGGCTTAGCTCCATTTCGGTAAATCTTAGTTACAGCAGACTCCGCAGCTTGTGCGATGCCTACCGTGTTTCGTTGATAAGCCAAAGGACTCATTCCGACCGTGCCATTACCCATCAACTTTAAGTGCCAGATATTCTCACTTGCGAAAACCTGCACGCCACCGTCAAACGAATACGCATAAGTCAATGCTCCGTCATCAAGCATCATTACTTCGATTTGTGATGACATTAACGGGATCAAGCTCACAATTCGATCACCAACACGATCTATTTTGCAGTAAGCATTGCCAGAAATAACCAAATTTAGAATAACTGTCTCGAAAAATTCAATTCTGTTCTGGTATCGGTTCACTTTTCCATTAAAAAGCGTATAAAGCGGGTGAGTATCGTATATTTTCCTACCATCAGCAGTCTTTTTATAGATGCCAATAGGCATACTTGACACTGTTTCAGATAACAATTTGACGCAAGCCCAAACCGCAGATATTTGCATAGCACTGTCAAACGTGACAGTAGAAGCGGCATCTTCCGAGTAAGCCGAGGGCGTTGTATATTGGACTCCTTGAGATCGTCTAAGACCTCCCATTACCCAATTGGAAAAACTAGAAAATAGACTCATTGCACCGCCACAGGATTAGCTAAAAATCCGGCAAAATCGCCTGAACTTTCAGGATTTAATGACATCAAAGTGACCGCATTAAATAAAGCCATTAAAGGGTCAATCTTTGCGCTTCCCGATGTTTGTTTAGTAATTATAACCGCATTTCCTCTAGGTTCCACCTTTGCATTACTTACGCACCATCGCATTAGCGGTTGATCTGCAATAAATAGCGCTTTTTCTGCTAATTTGCGCTCTGTCGTCTTGATTGCGCCCGTCATTTTCCATCCTTGCGATATGCCGATAATAGATTCTTCTGGAACATCAGCATCTACAATCGCCTCAACAATCATTCCAAGCCCTGACGGATCACACCCGATTTTATCAAGCAAGCCCGACTCATAAACCTGCGAACAAATATCAGCGACTTGTACAACGTCATCACCGATATTCTCAACTAGAATCAAGTCGCCATCATTAGCAAAGTCTGTCAGTCGTGCTGCAATGTCTTTCCTTCGCTCAAATACGCTAGGATGCGCCCAAGCTCGTGACCATGACAACCATTCACCATCGGGAGTACGTCCTACCGCAGACAATCCTAACAAGTCATCAAGACCACCGCCATCAATGCCCAAATCTATCACTTCGCATAATTCTATTAACTTTTCCAGCGTTATACCAGACTTTTCCTGTTTTTGCCAATAATCTGCACCAGCCCAACGATCTGAGCGTAAATTCATGCCAATTTCAACGTTTAAATGCTTGGCTCTTATATCTCTTACAGCATGCTCGCCCGTTTCCGTTGCTTCTTGAATTTTTTGTGTTATTACTTCAGCATCGACTGATACATTCCAATTTGGATTAGTTATATAGGCATTATCTAAATTTTCATAAGCCTTTTCTCTAATCATGCTTTCAGGAAATTCATAGATAACTGGCAAAAACCGCTTATCCACGACAGAACCATCCCTTACTTTTCTTGCGTATTTAAGCTTGTCTCTAAAAACGCCAGCAGGAGGCTCTGAAGATTGCGTTGTGCAATAGAAAATAAATCCTTCTGGCCTTGAAGTAATTCCACCAGTTGCCTCTACAAGCATTGATGCGGCCTTTTCACTTTTCCCAAATTCATGAAGCTCATCAATAAATACGCCAATAGCTTTTTTACCTGTAACAGTAGCACTGTCAGCAGCGACAACCTTCAAGGTAGAATTGTTTAGCCGATCCGTAACGGTCTTAATGTGCTGCTGCTCATGAAATCTTGCTGATAACTCTTCATCCGCCAATATCATGTCCCTAATTGGCTTATATGCGTTCTCCGCTGCTTCTTTTGTTGGAGCTAGAATAATGAACTCGCCAGATGCTCGAGTGTTAATAATCAGTGCAGTTAGCATTACACCTGCGGCAATCATTGACTTGCCGTTTTTCTTACTCACCATTAAAAAATAATTAGTGATTAATCGTCTTTTCTTTTCTGGATCATAAGAACCAAACAACGCCGCAACAAGCTCATTCACCCACGGCAAGCAAGCTTCACTCATTAATGGGCTGCCATCGGCATCGACCATTCTTAATGCGCCAAATACGTCCATAGCATCAGCAGCAACATCAGGAAACAAAGGAGCAACTGGGATCATTGATTTCCCAGAAACAATCCTTTCTTCCCAATCTGGAAGGCTAGTAGTCCAATCCATTACTTAACCGCCCGAAGCCCAAACTTTCCTGTAGATGCTTTTTTTGCCGCTGCATCCTTTTCTTCCTTCTTGCCAGTTTCACCTTTGCGCTGGTGAATGAATGGCATCAAAGCCTTTGCAGCTTCTGAACGTGTTTTCACATCAGACCCGGGATCATTCATAACAGCCATTAGAAAATCTTTAGGATCTTTGTACATCACGCCCAAATCAGGAATATCTAATCTAATTCCAGTTTCCTTGGCGATCTCTTTGGCCACTTCAATCTTTTCCTTGCGCCCGATCTCGCCAATGACATCTTTGTCTTTAGCCAATCGAGAACCAGCTTGCGGTGCGGTATCTGCCGAGTACCCTGCGAAGATAGCAGCATCAGTATTCGACTTGCCTTCACGCTTTGCCTGCGCAAATAACTTCTTTTTTTGTGTAATTGCCATGTTTAACACCTCCTAGTCACGATGTTAAACCAGTTTAACACGTTTTAACAAGGGGTTTTATTCTGTACGTGAG